GACACAATGGGTGGTACAGTAGCTGCTGCACAAATTGCATCAAACGCTGTTACTACTGCAAAAATTTTACAATCAAATGTAACTCAAAATAAATTAGCAACTAACTCAGTTGGGTCTGCACAAATTTTACAATCGAACGTTACTCAAACAAAATTAGCAGCCAACTCTGTTGGACCTAGCCAATTACAATCAACAGCTGTTACTGCGGGAACTTACAATACAGCAAATATAACAGTCGATGAAGACGGAAGATTGACGGCAGCTTCAAGTGGAGCAGGAGGGGATGGCGGATATCTTTGGGTTGATGGTCAAATGGGTGGTTCAGGAACATTTACTGCTAACTCTGGAGCAACTAAATTAGCTGTTTATATGGTTGGCGGCGGCGGTGGCGGCGCTACCACATGTCTTAACCAAGGTCCAGGAAGTCCTGGTGGAAATGGTGGATTTGGTTACTTAAAAATTAATACTTTATCTCATCCATACTCACAACCTTTCTCATTAGGAGGCGGGGGTGGAGCTGGAACACCACATAATGGTGGGCCTGGAAATGACGGTGGAGCTTCAACTTTTGGACCATCACCTTCACCTATCTTTACAGTTAACGGTGGAGAGGGAGGACCAAGACCAAATCCAAACGCTGCTGGAAATATTGGTTCTGCTCCTGGCGCTACTGCAGATTTTTCTAATTCTGATTTCGCTAAATATTTAGGATTTTATGGAGGGCCTTCTAGTAGTTCAAATCAAGTAGGTTTAGGTGGTCTTGGAGGACCGGGAGGAAGACGTCCGCCTGGCACTGGAGCATCTGGCGGAGGACAAGGTTTTATCGCAATTTACGAATTAGTATAGGAATAAATTATGGCATGGGCAATTTTAAGTAAACATAAAGGATTTAGCTTCGTAGCAGCTAATGATCAAGACATTGATGGAGTAATTGGTAATAGAGGTGCTTACGAAAATAATCATTGTGGATATAAAGTAGAAATATCTGAAACTGATTTTAATTCAATAAGATTATATCAAAAAAACGTAGTTAGCGCAGATGAAAATGGTGTAGTTCTTGAAGATAAAAATGACGTCTATGAGAATGAAACAATATTACAAAAAGAAATACAAAATAAAATAACGTGGCTAAAAGAAAATAGAAATAGAATGTGTACAGAATCTATGAAGTCTAGAATAGACGATATGGAGACAGCTTTGTTGAATATAGATACCGCTTCGATTAGTTATCCACTTAATTCTTCAATAGAAACATACCTAAATCAACAAGGTCAGACGGTATTAAGCGATAGACAATTCTAATTTTTTAATATAAAAGGTTGTATGCTTTTAAAAAGATATGTAAGTGTCTATGAAAATTTTTTTAATCCAAAACAACTTAAAAAATTTTTAAGGTTTTGTAAAACTAGAAAATACGTAGAAGGTAGAATAGGTGCTAATCCTGGTTTGCAAGGCGCAATCAATAAAAAAATTAGAGATGTCGGAATCTGTGAATTAACATTATTTAACAAATCTTATTCTGAAGTTCATTGGGGTTGTGTGTTTAATATGCTTTTAATGCATTACTTCAATGATTATATAAAAAAACACAATTTACATGAAGATTACGGAAATATCACAAACTTAATGCAATGTGATATTTTAAAATACGGCATAACTAATCACTACAAATTTCATGTAGATCACGCTAAAGGAGAGAATAGAGTTTTAAGCGCAGTAATTTTTTTAAACGATGATTACGATGGTGGAGAGCTTACTTTTAAAAACACATTTGACAATACTGAAGAAAGTGTTCAAAAAAAAGCAGGCTCTGTTGTCATTTGGCCAAGTAATTTTTTATTTCCTCACGCAGTAAAACCTGTGACTAAAGGAGAAAGGTATACGGTTGTAGCATGGGCAAATTAGGAAAAGATTTTAAATATAAAATAATTAAAAATTTTCTACAAGCAGATGAGTTAGAATTATTACAAAAATATGTAAAAATTTTACATAGAACTGAAGCGCAATTTAAAGATGTTGAAAGAGATACTTTAGACACTTCTATTTATGGCGATACAATCATGGAAGCTTTGCTTCTTAAAAAGAGAAAAAATGTTGAAGAAGAGAGTGGTTTAAAATTATCTCCAACTTATTCTTATTATAGGATGTATAATTATTTATCCGATTTATTTAAACATAAAGATAGACCTTCATGTGAAGTAAGTGTCACTGTTTGTATTGACTCTTGCGGAACTAAATGGCCTATATATATGGATGGTACTCCAGTGCATTTAGAAAAAGGAGACGCTGCTCTCTATTTAGGTATGGATGTAAAACACTGGAGGGATGAATTTCAAGGAGATTATTGTGCACAAGTTTTTCTTCATTATGTAAACAAAGAAGGTATACACAAAGATTGGTTTTGTGACAAACGTAAACTTTGGGGTACAGAAAGAGGAGTTGGAAAATGAAATTGGAAATAGATGAAAAGAAAAAAATTGGTTATTTAAGTTTTAGTTGGAAAGAAATTTGGATATTAATAAAAAAAAGAAAACTATCACTTGCGCCTAATACTATCGAACATATTACAAAAGATTTATTAGGTTTAACTTTTAGATTAAAAGAATTGATAAAAGAAAATAAAAATCAGAAAAAATGACCTTTGTACAAAGGCCTGAAATAAATAATATTTATACAGCTTTTTTAGATAAAGACGTTTGTAAAGAAAGTTTAGATTATTTAAAAAATATACAAGATAGAATTTCTTCTAATCCTTATCATTGTAAATGTTTAACAAGTGATAATTTAACTAATAATATTTTAAATGACATGAGATTGCAAAAACTTCATTTTAACATATTAGCTCACATACAAAATTATATGACTCATCAAAATGCATATTATGAAGGCTTTATAGAAAAATCGTGGTTTAATATTTATCATAAAGATTTTTTTCAAGAATATCACTTACACATGGATGCAATAAATAGAGCCATTTGCGGTATAGTATATTTTAGCAACTCACCAAAATCTATGACAAAGTTTTATATACACGATCCGATTTCAATTTCACCAGAGATAGGTAAAATTGTTTTATTTCCTGACCACGTGGAACATAGAGTTGTTGTAAATGATGAAGATAAAACAAGAGTTAGTTTAGCGTTTAACTATAGAAAATGTCAATTATGGAAGGGCATGATTTAATATACAAATCAAGTAATCTATATTTAACGTTTTGAAAATGTTATAATCTTGGCATGCCACTAGCAAAATATAAGATAGCACCTGGATTTGATAAACAGTCTACACCAGCAGACGCTGAAGGAAGATGGGTAGATGGAGATAATGTTAGATTTAGATATGGAGAACCTGAAAAAATAGGTGGTTGGGAAGCTCTCGTAAATGAAAAATTAGTAGGATCTGCAAGAGGACAACACGTATGGGCCGATACGAGCGGAAAAAGATATGCAGCAATAGGGACAGATAAAGTATTAATTATTTTTTTTGGTGGACGATTTTATGACATTACACCTCTAGACACAGACAATTTTTCTACTGGAGCTAACATTTCTACAACAAATGGATCTGCAACAGTCACTATTACTACAAGTGCTGCTCACAACTTAGAAGTTGGAGATATTATTACTTTCGCAAACGCTGGATCTTTCACAAGTGCGAATACAGTTTTTACGGCAACTGATTTTGATGACAAACTTTTTGAAATACAGTCCGTGCCCACTATAACTACTTTTACTATAACCATGCCGTCGTCAGAAAGTAAATCTGGTGTAACTAATGACGGCACATTAGATGTTAATCCATATGTAGCCGTAGGCCCACTTTCACAAACAGCGGGTTACGGTTGGGGAACTTTCTTTTGGGGCGGTCGTTCCATCGCAAGCACAACGACTACAATAAATAATGGAGGTAACATGTTAGTTGGTGCTACTTCAGTTGTTTTAACAAATACTTCGATTTTGCCAGCATCCGGTAAATTAAGAATTGGATCAGAGGATATGGAGT